TGGACCAAGGGCGGCGGTAAGGTTTTGCCCGGTTTGGTTAAAAGACGAGTGGCCGAATGCGCTTTACTTTAAGGGCATAACGGCCCTTTTTTATGGGTAATTATCTATAGGAGCGCAAGACTATGGCACGAGAACACGACAAACCTATTCCCCGTAAAACCACCGGAAAAGACAAGACGTACAACCCGACCGATAAAGGTGCGGGCATGACGGCTAAAGGTCGTGCTGAGTACAACGCTAAGAACAACTCGAATTTAAAACCACCCGCGCCAAACCCTAAGACTAAGGCAGACGCGGGTCGTAAAGCAAGTTTTTGTGCAAGGATGGAGGGCGTGGTAGCAAAATCTAAAGGCCCTGCGGAAAGAGCTAAAGCCTCACTTAAAAGTTGGAATTGCTAATATGAAACCCGGACTATACGCAAACATTCACGCAAAACAGGAACGCATCAAAAAGCAAAAAGCCGAAGGGCGTCCTGTTGAAACGATGAGAAAACCCGGCACCAAGGGTGCACCAACCGCGCAGGCTTTCAAAGATTCTGCTAAAACAAAAAGGAAATAAAATGGCTTACAAACCCCGCATCGACCACTCTAAAAAGAACTACGAGTCTGAAGGCGCAGACATGGCGCAAGACAAGAAGGTCGTCAAAAAAGCTTTTAAGATGCACGACGAGCAAGCCCACGGTGGCGAAAAGACAGACATGTCTAAGCTCAAAAAAGGTGGCCGCGCTAAGATGACCACAGGTTCTGTGCGTAACTTTAAAGCCGGTGGTTTGATTGGCGTGAAGAGCGACGACAAACAACCTAACGCTAAAGGCCCTAAGAAAGTTGCTGAGAAGTACAACAAAGGCGGTATGTGCTAAATGCCCATCAAGTCTAAGTCCCAAGAACGTTTGATGCAGGGGGTGGCTCACTCCCCTGAGTTTGCCAAAAAGGTAGGCATCAAACAGTCTGTGGGAAAAGACTTTGTGAAAGCAGGCCCCGCTCAGAAAAAACTTCCAGAGCGCATTAAGAAAAAATAATGGCAAGTAACTACGACAACACCTCTAACACAACTGGTCAAACCACCATATCGGTTGACCAGTTGATTTCGTTTGCCTACAAAGAAGCGGGCAAGCTGTCAGAGGAGTTGACACCGGAGTACATCAACGCGGCCCGTCAGGCGCTGTGGTACATCCTGATCAACCTGTCAAACCGAGGTGTTAACCTGTGGTTGCTTGAGTATATTGTGATGGGTAGCGAGGCCCAACAGCGCGCGTACACACTGCCTGTGGGCACTGTGGACATTCGTGAGGCCAACTACCGCACGCTGACTACCCCCTCTGCCACGTCAGACACAACGCAGGTGTTCAACACAAGCACGTTGGACCTGTCGTATAGCATTGCGGCGGGTGCGTCTGCGTCGGCGTTTTTCAGTGGTAGCCCACGTTTTTTGAGCGCAGGTTTTTATTGCGAAACACCAAACAAAACATTGACTGTTGAGTACAGCTACGACAACATCACATGGGCCACGATTGGCACAGTTAGCAACAGCGCGGTTAACAACTGGGGCTACCTGCAGATTGACGGCTCTCCTGCGGCGGGCTTCTGGCGTTTTCGTAACACAAGCGCGTCGGCAATTGTTGTACGGGCCCTGTCGTTGGCTTCTGTTCAGCAAGACATCCCCATGGCGCGGATGAACCGCAACGATTACTTCAGCCTGCCTAACAAAGATTTTCTAGGTGTGCGCGCGTTGCAGTTTTGGATGGACCGTCAGGTCACGCCTGAGATCAACGTGTGGCCAGTGCCACAAAGCGCGTTCCAAGTGTTCCAGTTTATTATTGAGTTGCAACCACAAGATGTTGGTCGTTTGACTAACGAGATTGCTATTCCAGACCGTTGGGTGCCTGCCATCCAAGGCCAGTTGTCACACCGTTTGGCCAAGTTGTTGCCCGGTATTGACCCTGCACGAATTAACATGCTGAAACAAGATGCCGCAGAGGCAACGCTGTCGGCCGAAGAAGAGGACCGCGATAAGTCTCCTATTTTCTTCCGTCCTAATGTTTCCTACTACACCCGATAAGAAGAAATAACTATGGCACAAGCGGGATTCACACCAATTCAACTGTACTTCAGTTCCACCGCGGCGGCGATACCTACCTCTGGTAACTTGATTGCCGGCGAGTTGGCACTCAACACCAACGACGGCAAACTGTATTACAAGAGTAGCGCGGGAGTAGTTCGCACGCTTGCTGACTCTTCAACAGCGACAGGTAACTTGCCCGGCGGCACTGCGGGTGCAATTGTTTACCAAAGCGCGCCAAACACAACCACGTACCTGACCCTTGGTAGCGCAGGTGCAATTGTTTATTCAAACGGCACAGCGCCTGCTTACACCGCGTTAGGTTCTACAGGGTCTCTTCTGTACTCAAACGGCACAGCGCCTGTGTACGCGTCAATTGGTGCGGCCGGTTCTATTGTTTACTCAACTGGCACAGCGCCTACGTCACTTCCAATTGGCGCGTTAGACACGGTTCTAACGTCTACAGGATCAGCGCCTCAGTTTGTAAGCCAAGCCAGTTTGTCAGTGGGCACCGCGGCAGTGGCAGGTTTTGCTACAACAGCGGGCGCGGCGTCTACAGCCACCACTGCGGGTACAGCAACAAACGTTGCTGGTGGTGGCGCAAACCAACTTGTTTACCAATCTGGCGCAAACACAACAGCGTTTGCAACCGCCCCCACAGGCGCAGATATTGGTAAAGTTCTTGGTTGGTCTGGCGCAGTATTTGATTGGGTTTCTGCCCCTGCCGCAACGTCTACAGCAAACATTGCTGGTGGTGCTCAGTATCAGATTCCTTTCCAAAGCGGTGTTGGTGCAACAACGTTCAGTTCAAACCTGACGTTCAATTCAAGCACAAACACAGTCGGAACGACAAACGTTACTGCAACTGGTGCAGTGGCCGGGAATACGGTTGCGTCAACAACAACGGTAGCGGCAGGCACAGCAGTTACTGCGGGTACGTCGGTCACAGCAACAACGTCTGTTACTGGTGCAACTGTTATTGCCAACAAAGCAATTGCACCAACAGCAACAACCGGTGCATACAGCTACGGAACGCTTTCATACACCGACACAAACATTTTTGAGTCAAGCCAAACTTCTGTTGACAGTTATGCACAGAAGATTTTGCAGAACACCAACAGCGGTTCTTCTGCATCAGCAGACTACGTTGTTTCTAACAACCTAGGCACAGCAACCACATATTTTGGTAACTTTGGTATGAACAGTTCCACATTCAGTGGAATTGGTCCTTTCCAGTTACCTAACGCGGTGTATTTGTACTCTACTGATTCTGATTTAGTTATTGGCACAAAGACAGCGCACGAGTTGCGTCTTGTAACAAACGATAACTCAGCAGACTCAATGACAATCAGCCCTAACGGCGCGGTAGCTTTCAACGGTAGCTACGGTGTCACAGGAAAAGTTTTAGGCTCCAACGGCACGTTGGGTCCCCCCACATGGGTAGACGCAGGCGGCGCTCCCAGTTTCTTACTTATCAACGCAGGAGTCAGTTAAATGGCAACGAACGCACAATATACAAAAAACGCACGTCAGTCGTCTGTCGTGATTAGCACGGCAAACACAAACCGTGACGGCACAGGAACAATGGCAATTTTGTGGACTGCGCCTGCTTTTGTAGACGCAACAAACCCCGGTGGTTCACGCATCGAGCGCATTGTCATTCAAGCTACGGGTGTAACCACAGCAGGCATGATTCGTATATATGTAAGCGATGACGCAACAGGTAACACTGCGGCGAACACGTTCTTGTACGAAGAAGTACCTGTAACAGCGGCAACCCCGTCTGGCACAGTGCAGGCTTATGCAACAGCGCTTCAGGCTGTAACGTTTCAGACACTGTTCCCAATAATGATTGGCCCCGGTAACACCCTGCGTGTATCGACCAACAATGCCGAATCTTTTGAAGTAATTGCAATGGGCGGAGACTACTAAAATGGCAAATGGATCTTTTGGATTAAGCGGTGTACCTACCGCACCAACGACGCTTTTGGCGGCTTCTACAGCTACAACGCCGCTGACAGCGGCTACAGTGCCAATTACTACATCAACTGGTTTTCAAGCCAACGACTTGGTGTACTTCAAGAACGGTAACTTTGGCACCGTTCCTGATGGCTCAACAACAACCGCAACATTCCCTGTAAATACACCAGTGTCTACATATTTACAAACACAAAACAACTGGCAAACAGGATTAACAAAAGTTATCACTGGAAGAAACTCTGGTATTAACACATATTTAACATCTGTAGGCGCTGTTGGGTATGGGATGGTACAAGGCCGTTTTAATTCAGTTGCTACGCTGACCAACGGAAACCTGATTGTTGTTTACGTCTCAAAGAACAGTTCAAACACAGGCGCTATATTTGCAAGTATCTTTACCGAAGAAGGTGTTTTGGTAACAGGCCCGACATACATAGCTGACGCAGGAAACAATCAAAATAACGCAGGGGTTATTGCATTACCTAACGGAAACGCTGTGATATGGTTTGGCGACGCGGTGACAACTTCAAGGTGGAGATTTACAACTGTTTCTAACACATTAACTACGGTTTTAGCTGTAACAACAATAGAAACTGCAACCACTGGCGCAGTTAATACAGGATCAGATTTGTATTGTGAAGCGGCGGCGCGTTCCGATAGTTCAGTTGTGTTTTATTGGACAACGCAGACAAACACCAACACATATTACAGAATTTTAAACTCTACTACAGGCGCGGCAGTAATTTCAACAGTAGCCCTTGCGGCAGTTAGCAACAAATATTATAACTTAGCAATTTCTGTCAGGCCAGACGATACCGTCGTTCTTTTTAGAACTTCTTCGGGTGGCGCTAACGATATTGCGTGGGTTCATTACGATGGCACAACATCACTATACGTAGGCGTTTTTTCTTCAACAAACGCAAATAACGCCCAATGGGGTAACGCAGTAACGCTGTCAGACGGTCGGACAGTTGTTTCGTACCTAAACGCTAATACTGGAGTTGTTGCCTATCGTATATACGATGGGGCGGGTACTTTTGCAACGGCAGTAAATTGGGCGCCAGCCACATCACAAATTAACGGGCCAGTGGGGGCTTTTATAACCCCTTACACTGGTGGATTTACGATGACTACGTTTAGTCAAGATACAGGGCAAGAATACGGTTTTCAACCTTTAGTTTATAACTACAACAACTCGTTTGTTTTGCAGACAACAACGTCATTCACACGCTGTTCTGCTCTAACAATGACTAACCAATACCGTACAACGGTGGTTAAAACAGCAAACTATTTTCATCTTTTCTGTTCAGGTCAGTTGGAAGTTAGTTTAAGCTACAGCTATGATAACGGCCCCCGTGCTATCAGTTGGGGTCGTGTTTCTCCAACGACAATGTTGAATATTCCTTGGACATCAATATCAGGGTCTTTGGGTAATACAACCGCGCAACCCGTTTTTGCTTACGCTAGATCTAATTCAACACCAATTGCGGCGGCGTTTACTGCGGCTAGCACAGGCCCTGTTGCGTTTAGTTCGGCTCAAACACAAACAAATGCCACACTAATTAAACAGCAAACTGTTATCGATTCGATTTTAACACATGCAATAGATTCTTGTACTTTAGCAAACGGTAACGTTGTGTTTATTTATAAAACATCAATAAACACAGTAAAGTGTGCCGTGTATAACAACCAAGGCGTTCAACTACTTATATTTAATGTTGAACCAAACACATCAGTTGTTAGCGGTAGTAGTGCAGGAAGACAGGTATCTATTGCTCCATTACCAAACGGTAATTTTGTTCTTTCTTACTACACCACAACAGCAACCTTTCAAATTGCGTGGAAAATTTATGACGGAACAACATACGCTGTAATTGCTTCTGGAATAAACTTTATCGGAAATCAAGCCATATCTGCCACTCAATATGCAACTGTTAGCGCTTACGACAATGATCGTTGGGTGTTAGCTTATAACTCAACTGGTGTAAGCTACCCGTATTACGAAGTTAGAAGTTCCACAACTGGTGCTCTATTAACTTCAGGAAACTCTTATACTGGCGCGGCAACAACAAACATGAACATGGTTGCTGGTTGTGGGTTTATTTATTTCCACGGGTATACAGCGGCTTTTGGTAACTGGATTATTATTACGATAGCCGAGACGGATGTTACTAACACGTTTAGTACTTTTACCACAGCCGCGCAAGGAGGAAACTTCTCGCTTATTGGTCAAAAGATGCGTATTAACCAAAACGGCAGTGTCGTCTATGGTTATCCAACAACAGATACTAATTATAATACTGCGGTTTACACACCGGGGCAATTTAACAACCAAAACTACCCAACAAATGCCACCATCTCCACTGGTTGGAACATTGGCGTTACTTGTAATGGAGATATTGTTACAGCGGGGTATTTCAGCAGTACCGTTTTACGTCTTTACATGTCAACCAACCACGTTTACCAACCCGCCGGTTATACTGGGTCGGGGCAATACGACGTTACTGGTGTGACTTTTAACGGCGGGACAGGAAACATTTCTTTTGGCATGACGCCTTTGTTTGACAACAGAATGTTGTTGCAATGGACGGACACAAACGGATACCCAAGTTTTGTCATCATTAACGCTAAAGCTTTTACAAGCACAACTCAATTAACAGCCGGTGTAACTGTTTCAAACGCTGATTTAACTTTGTCACCAGCAAACGGGTTTTACTTAACTGGTGTGTCTACAGAATCCGCATCTGCAGGTGGAACTGCAAACATTCAAGTTAACGGATCAGTTTCTCTTAACTCAAGCTACCCTTCTACTACAACATACCAAGCGTTCGACTTCTCTAACCCAATACTTTATGGCGTTCGAGGAACTATTGTTGGACGTAACATCACAATGCAAGGAAACCTGTAATGACTATTCCAATTCAATCACAAGCCTATAACCCCATGACTGGGGTTTTTGGAACTGGAAACGTTCAGTTTTTTACATCTTCAGGAATATGGACAGTACCCTCTGGAATTGGTAAGGTTCGTGTTCGTGTGTGGGGTGGTGGTGGCCCCTCTTTTAACAACGCTACTTTTGCTGGAGGGTCTGGCGGTGGTTTTGCGTTTAAAACAATTTATGATTTGGCTGGTGTTGCTTCAATTGTTGTGACCGTTGGTAATGGCGGTATTACAAGCACAGCCACCACTGTTAGTGGTGGCACTTCATCATTTGGCTCGTACTGTTCCGCAACTGGTGGTTCTGCTTCTAGCGGTACGACAACGCCCGGAACTGGCACTGGTGGAGACTTAAACTTTACAGGAGGCTCTGGTAGTACAAGTGCAACAGCTACTCAAGTAGGCTGTGGTAGTGCCGCAAATGTATTTGGTAATGGTTCTAGTGCTATAGTGAATAGCATAGGCAGAAGCGGAACTTCTGGTGCTGGTGGCACAATAGGCGGTGATGGAATTAACAGCACTGGTGCTAAATCCGCCACTGTTTTTGCAACTTCTGGACAAACAACTCCATTTTCTCTTGACTTTATTGGCACTGGAGGAGGCGGTTGTGGTAATACTACGGCACAAAATGGCATCAACGGTGGTGGTGCAGGGTATCTTGGTTATGGTGGATTTCCTGCAGGTGGCGGTTTTGGTGCTAATGGTACTGCACCCAATGGCCCATTTGGTGGTGGCTTTGGTTTAGTAATTGTGGAGTATTGAAATGAAATATGCACGTTTTAACGGTACCACCGCTATTGAAGTATTTACACCCCCTGAAGGTTTTTTAATCAACGACTGCTTCCATGCAGACGTGGTTGCTCAGTTTGAGCCTGTCGCTGACGATGTGCAGGTCAACTGGATCAAGCAAGAAGACGGGTCTGTGATTGCTCCTACAGTAACCGAATAAGGTAGAAAATGGCCGCAGAAGCAATGACCTATGACAGCCTCGTTGAGGATGTCATTACCTACTCTGAGCGTGACGATGCTTCTTTCGTCAACCAAATTCCTCGGTTAATCATGTTGACCGAGCAGAGCATTGCCGCCCAAATTAAAACCTTGATGCAGTTGAACGTGGTCAACACCACACTGAACGTCAACGACCCGGTGATTGAGAAGCCGGCCCGTTGGCGCAAAACGACAAGCATGAAGATCAACGGACAGCCTGTGCTTAACCGGTCCATGGACTATGTGACCCAGTTTCAAACAGAGTCCAGTAACGGACAGCCTCTTTACTACGGAGATTACGACTATGATCACTGGGCTCTTGCTCCAATTCCAAACAGCGCTTACCCGTTGCAAATTATTTATTACAGCCGCATACAGCCGCTTGATGTCACGAATCAAGAAAACCTCCTAACACGCGAGGCCCCACAGGCTTTGCTGTACGGCACCTTGCTTCAGGCACAGGGCTTTATTAAGAACGCAGACAAACTTGCAATGTGGAAGCAATACTACGACGAAGCTATTGCGGCACTCAAAGGCGAAGATCAGAAACGTATGATCGACCGCAACGCAACAAGACAGGAACCTTAAATGCCAACATACACCTCCCCGTTTACCGGGAACGTAATCCAGCCAACAGACGTAAGTTATGTGTCTCTTGCGCTATCTGGCACGGTACAGTTGTACTGGCCCCAGTACGTCAGCACAGCGGGTCAGCAGGTTGCGGCCCGTATCATGGACGTTGTGTCCTCTGCCGGCGGCATCATCTTGTTGCCCAACGCACAGCAGACCTCTGTTGGTCAGGACATTCTGTTCCGCAACCAAGGCTCTAACGCGTTCACAGTGTCCCGTTCAGACGGCACTGGCTCGTTCACAGTGCCCGTGGGTCAAGCGTACTACACGTACCTGACAAACAACACCACCGCGGTGGGTGTATGGCAGACCGTGGCGTTCGGTGTTGGTACGTCCTTTGCAGACGCCGCCACACTGGCAGGAAACAGCACATCGGCCATCCTAGGCAAACTAGAGACAACAATTGTCACCAACGAGTACTCCTCGTCTATCACAATTACTGACGCGTCTCGCGCGCAGTGTTTTGTGTGGACCGGTGGTGCAGGGTCTACAACACTGCCCGCTGTGGCCTCGTTGTCTGAAGGTTGGTACATTCTTGTGCGCAACAACGGCACCGGCACGCTGACAATCAACACCGCGTCTGCGGGTTCCACAATTGACGGGCTGGCCAGTTTGGCCCTCCCCCTTGGTGACTCTTGCTTTATCTGCGTAAACCAAGACCCCGCCAAACAAGACTTCTTTACAGTCGGTCGTTCACGCCCTAACAGCCTGACGTTCTCGTCTGCTACGTATGACGTGGACGTGGTGGCTGGCGCCACACTGAGCCTGATCACCAACACGCCAATTATTCAGCGCTACACAGCGCTCAGTGGCTCTCGCACAACCAGCCTGTTGGTTCAGTTGCCTGCCGTGACTCAGGTGTACTACCTGCTCAACGACACCAACCAAAGCGGATATAACGTTACGTTCCAAGTGCAGGGTAGCGCACAGCCTCCCTTCTCTTTGCCCACGTCAACTCAGGTGATTGTGCTCAGTGACGGCACCAACCTGTACCCCCTGCTTCAAACCAACATCGGCCAGTACTTGGCCAACAGGGGCACTGCGGCGTCTCCTGCGTTTACGTTTACGCTTGACCCTGTGACGGGCATGTACTCACCCAACAACGGCCAACTGGGCTTTTCTGTTGCGGGCACCAACATTGTCACCATGGACGCAACCGCCGGTGTGGGCAACTACGTGACCCGTTTTGTGGGGCGCGTGCAGGCTGACCTGATCTCTGGTGGGGCGTTCTAATGGCGACTGAACCGTCCAAAATCTTCACCCTCTTTGTGAAGCCCGGTATTAAACGGGACGGTACACGCTTTGAGGCTGACGAGTATAACGACGGCAAGTGGGCAAGGTTTCAGCGTGGTAAGGCAAAGAAGATTGGCGGCTACCGTCAAATGTTTGCCTCCCCCACCGGCATCCCGCGTGGGATGATCACCAACTCACTGAACGGCGTTAACTACATTTACGCGGGTAGCAACGGCGGCGTGGAGGTGTTCAACACGGGCACCGACCAAGGTGTTGGCGTGGGCCCGTTCCCTGTTGAGTTTAGTAACACGTTTGCTGTTATTCTGGTTAACGTGGCGCCAAGAACAATTCACGTTCACGGCAACTATGTTTCTACGTTCCCTAACCCAACAACGTTTTGGGCGTACAACACGTCAGGTGTTCGTACCAACTACACAACAGACACAACCCCCACGTACAACAGCCCCGGAAACTATACAGAATTGCGCTTGGTGTCTGTAACGGGCTTGCCCACAACGGGAACGTTTGAAATATACTTGCCCAATCTTTTTGCAACAAGCAACCAACATTTGTGGCAGTTTGACATTGCCTACGACTCTACTGGTGTAGGCAACTCTAAGCTGTTGGCACACCCCGGGCACAACCTAGACAACATTGACTCGGGTGTAAATAGTTCACTTTACGCGGGTAATTTTTTGCCCGACCCAACAACGAACATTTATACACTAACTCAGGTAATTGACTCCACTGGCACAACACCAACGTACCTGCCTATTGACGTGAGCGGTGGTGTTGTGGTGTTGCACCCGTTTGTGTTTGTGTACGGCAACTTTGGTTTGTTACGCAACAACAACGTGGTGTTTAACTCGTCCACAGCCAACGTGCAAACGTTCAGCGACTGGAACGGCACGCTGGCCAACGAGGTGAATGTGACGGCAGGTAAGATCGTGCGTGGCTTCCCCATTCGTGGTGGCACGTCATCCCCCTCTGGTCTCTTCTGGGCCACAGACTCTTTGGTGCGTGTGTCCTTTACAGGCCAAACACCATACTACTGGCGCTACGACACGGTGTCTAACCAGACGTCTATCATGTCGTCCAGTTCTGTGGTTGAGATGGACGGCACTTTCTTTTGGATGGGTGTTGACCGGTTCTATCTGTATAACGGCGGCGTTAAGGTTTTGCCCAACGACAAGAACGTTAACTACCTGTTTGACAACATTAACTTTACCGCCCGTCAAAAGGTGTGGGCTACCAAGGTCCCCCGCTACAACGAGATCTGGTTCTTCTACCCACGCGGCACAGCAACAGAGTGCACAGACTGTATTATATTTAACGTCAAAGATAACATCTGGTACGACGCAGGACAAGCAGATGGTGCGCGCAGGTCTTGTGGCTACGTAACCGAGGTTTTCCCCCGACCCGTTTGGGCAGGTTGGGACTTCACCGGCCAACTGGGCGTAACATACACACTGACCTACGGGCCAAACCGTGCCACAGCGCCCACCACAACCGCCTATCAGGTGATTGCCCCGGGTGACCTGACCACCAACCCCGCCGGTAGTTTCATGGTGTTTAACACGCAGATTGGCGAGACCTTTGTTAATGCCAACCAGATCACCGCCGCGGTGTTCACAAACAACTCCTCTGGTGGTTACACCACGCTGACCTTTGCTGACATTGTGCCTGTCTCGGTTGTTGCGGGCAGTACCATGTCGCAGGCTACTGGCGGTTACGTAATCTGGGAGCAAGAGTTCGGCAAGAACAAGGTTACGGCCACAGAAGAGATTGCTATTGATTCTTTTGTAGAGACATGTGACATTAGTTGGGTGGGTGGTACGCCCGCCTCAGACGAGGCCATGGGTGTCAACCGACGCATGCACCTGACCCGTATTGAGCCAGACTTTAAGCAGGTTGGGGACATGGAACTTACCATTGTTGGTAGGCCTTTCGCCAACGACGGCGTGGAAGAAAAGGGGCCCTTTACCTACACGCCCACGTCCGGCAAAGTTGACCTGCGCGTGGAAGCGCGCCTTGTCAGTCTGCGCTGGCGCAGTAACGTTATTGATGGAGATTATGAGGCCGGTAGAACGTTAATTACCGCCGAGTTCGGCGACGAGCGGCCTTAAATGATAATCGAATTCTTGCCCGAATATAGTACTTGGGAAGATTGGAACGGGAACTTGCTTCACTACTTTGGTGAACAGCAGTTCCCGTTTTTGCCTGAAGACCAGTGGCGTGAGGTAGCCTACGCGGTCAACTTCAACCCTGTGTTTGACAAGTATGCAATTCCTAACCCTGAAGCGTTTGAAACGTGGCAGGAATGGGCCAACCTGCTGATCACCGCAGTCAACGGCAACGGGGCATAAACACCTTAAATTATGGGTAATTCTCTATAGGAATACCCAACCAAAGCACATAAATGGCACTCCCCACCACCGCATACAATACGACGTTAGAAGACAACGAAGATGTCGGTGGATTGTCGTCTTTGCCTGCTACAGGGGCCGCCCCCATGTCTGCCGCTGACGCACAAAAATTGATTGAAGCCCAATACGCCACAATTGGTCGTACAGGTGTTGGCGAAGGCGCAAATCAAATTGACAAAGAAGGTTTGCAAGGGTGGACTGACGCTTTGGTAAGGGGCGACTTTAAACCCGAAGACCTCAGTAGCCGTTTTGGTACTGCTGTCACCAACTACATGGCAGAAAGACCTGATGACCGCTATACCCAGTACGTAAAAAACTACAGGTCTGGTTTGGATTCAATCGGCACAGGCGCGGTCGATACAGGCACAGTCGGCACAGGCGCGGTCGATACAGGTACAGTCGGCACAGGTGCAGTCGATACAAGCACTGGGCTTGATTATGGTCAGTTGACCCGCAACGCGTACGGAACTATTGGGCGCTCTGGTATTGGTAGTGAAACAAACCAGATTGATCAAGAAGGTTTTAACAACTTTGTTAACTACGCAAC